TACCAACACCGCCGGCAATGGCTGACAAACCTACACGTGCTGAACTTATATCCAATGATGTACCAGAGTTCAGCACAATATCACCAGCGGCTGCAATACTGATATTAGAATTTGATGATATACTTAAATCACCAACCGAGTGTAACTGAATACCACCATTTTCTACTCGTACTGAATAACCACCATCAGAAATATTTGTGGTATGACCACCGATTTGTTGTTCAAAGTCATTTATTGAAACAACATGTAAACGACCAATTGCTCCAATTGTTACATTACCATTTTGATCTAATGCAATGTGTGCACCGCTCTTATGAATAATATTAATATGTTCATTGTTTTCACCATCACCACCATGCATCTCAATATACGAACCATTATAACTTGCATTAATTACTGTTGTATTATGTGATCCTCCAACAGCAAGACCTGGATGGTAAAGATCGCCAGTTGATTTTTGAAAGTTTGCAAGTGCTGGAGCTAGTGGTGTGTGGTGAATTCCTTCACCAGTTCTCTGAGGCGGTAATGCACCTTGGCCATATGATTCAATTGTTGATGATACTAGTGGTGTATAAGGTGCGGTTGATGGAAGTGTTGATGTTACAGTACCTGGATCAGTACCTGTAATTCTAAAATAATCCTCCAACCAATTTTTTTGATATGTTGAAGCATTTTGTCCACGATTTACACTAAGTTGTTCGGCAGACATATTGCCTTGAGCATTTCCTGTAAACCAAACGTTTGGTATTGCAGCAACATTGTTATTATTCTCTGCAAGAATAGTATTAACATAGTGTGCTGCTACAGCATCTTGTATGGCTGGAGGTGCATCAGCTGCATGACTATATTCAGTACCAATACCTGCAGCTGCCGCACGTTCTTGCCATGTCGAGTCAATAAATTGATAAGCACCTGAAGCTGTAGATCCTATAACCTTACCGTTTACATCTCTCTCAACATATCTTGTATCACCATTCTCAGCTGTGTAATCACCGCCTGATTCTCGAGCTTTAATTGTTTCAAGAACACCTTCTGCAGTACCTGAAACATATGCTGGTGTTGCATTATTCTGGGGTTGATTATTAGCACTTATATCACCAACAGCGCCGGTAGGTTCTAATGTAGGAATACCAAATTTTGGTGTTGGTATTACACCAAAGATAAGTGGTTGTTGAGCATCACGTCCATCAAGAAAAGCACCAAATACTAATTCACCCTCGCCAATTTTTGCAGAAACACTTATATTATTTACTAGAACAGTGGCCCATGGCAAATCTTCTGTTCTAACATCACCTACAGCAATGATAGGATGGAATCCAAATGCACGTACTCGAACACGACCTTCTTTTTTAGGATCACGAATATCTTGCACAATTCCCATGAACCATGTGAGATTATTTAAGCCTTCATATAATATCATGCTGTTCCAATTCCATATCGTGATAATGTAAGTTTTTGTTTATATTCTTTATTTAGAAATTCATTTCGTATTTCATTAACCAAATAATAACCACTGCGCTCAATGTCTATCTTTTGTGTATTACCTGAATTGGCTTTTGCTCTTAATGGTAACTGAAGATTGATTACTGATCCAGCAACAATATCATTGTGTCCATGGATTTCAACTTCAATGGTGTTTTGATCATATTGATAGAAATACGAACCTTTCTTATTATATAGGTCAGAATAATTATCATCAAGTCTAACAGCAGGCCCTGAAACATCTGCAGGTGCTGTATAATCTTTTAAAACAAATCGAGTATACTTATCTGATATGACTTCATCAATAAATTGTTTACTGTGCGGTAATTTTATTTTATCAGTTGAAAAGTCATCTAAAATACTATAAGGTGTTTGGGGAATTAAAATAGTCCCATTTAAAACATCAATTGCATATACGTTGCGTTTGTAAGCGCCTTTGTTAATATCATTTATCGTATTTACTTTTTCACCAAAATTAATGTCACGAATATTAAACATCAGTGTATATTGTGCATTAGCATCCATGTTTGGTAGATAGTTATAATAGAATGTCTTTGCTTTACCACCAGCAGGTGCTAGATTTCCAGATAAAGGATCAACTGCTCTTGGATCCCAACTAGTAGTGCCATAACCATTTAATATAAATTCATTTGTTCCAAAAAAGTAACTATCTCTGTTTTCAAAAAAGCGATAAAACTGTGTATTTGAATCTGACTTATAGGCATAACGGGCAAAAAACAAAAACGTTTCAACAGGAGTAAGATTTGGAATAACAAGATTCTGAATACCATCAGTTTCATCAATAGCGATCCCTTTTGGTTTTAAACGCTGTTGATCCATTGCTGCTTTAAATGTAGCATCAAAATGTAGTTTTACATAATCACTTATTTTCTGATTCTTAAATGCTTTCATGACTCTAAAACTATCAGTAAGAACTCTAGGTGCTGATACAAAGTTTAATGTATACTGAATCAGTGTTTGGTTAATAGGATCTGAATATTTAATATCAGATACTGAAAAGACCATAAACACATCAGTTCTTACTTTACCAAAAAAGTCTTTATATATGAACTCAATATATTCTTCACCTATGACTGGCAATCTTGATAAAATGTCATCACTGTCAAAGAGTGTAGTTGTACCAGTCATAAATGGTGCTGACATTGATTCTGTGATAGTAAAACCAGACATCAAAGCAGACACTTCTATCTTGCTCTGTCTTGTATAGTCACTGAGATAAACACTTACAAGTTCATATTGTCCAGCTTGAGTCAGACTAGGCATTCAACAATCCCTTTAATTCTGACTCAGCCTGTGACGCATATGCTCTATTAAATAGGAATATATTTCTTTTATTCTCATTTAGTTCAAGTTCATAATCATAAATCCGTACTGGATACCAATCACCCGCAGTGATTAATCCCAAGTCTGCATTTAACAGATAAGTATCCTTACTAATTCTATTATTTTCGGCATTCTGATACCATAAAATATTGCTTGTAAGTGATGCATTCTGTGTCCAATTAATAACACCATTCCCAACATATGCTGGATCTATAACTTGTGCCTGTTTGGTATATTTCTTTATAATCATTTTTTCAAAGTCACCATTTGATAATGGCCATTGGGAAACAGGATCAATGATATTATTGGCCATGAATACAAGCCATGTTTTACCCATATCATCATAATAATATAGAGCAATGTCTTCTGGTTTCTCACCATCTTTAATTGAATATGAAAGGAATGAAATAGGTGAACTATACAATTGTTGCTGAATAGCAGTTCGGCGAGTAATATTTACTGCCGATTTGCCGTTGTATGTTACTGTTGGGAAAAATTTAAAGTAGTTCATTGTTATTCTGGTCCTCCAAACCCACCTGCATCACCTGCTGGATTGACTGATATATTACCAGGACCAAATGTTGTACCTGTGACGTCAGTTGTACGACCAATATCAGCAATATCTACACCAATCAAATCAGATTGATTAACAATAACAGAACCACCACCATAATCTTCACTTGTGTGAATTTGAACCTCAGTTAATTCAATTGATAGTTCAACAACAACTGGTTTACCACCTTTATAAACATTCAATTGTTCGCCACCATTATATCGTACATCAAACCCTGTGATCATACACGGTTTTAATCTATAATAGTAATCTTGATTAATGCCTAAAAATGTAATATAAGCAAGTTTTGGATATTGAAGAAGTGCATGTGCTAAAGCAGCAGGACCGGCAGCGCCAACATATGCTGGTAACATATTCATTTTAATTTCTTTGATAAGTTTTCTTAAAGCATCTGAATCATCACTACTTGAAGGTGATAATCTCCAGTTAAAGCCATGTGATTTAAGTTTCACACCTTTAAATTCCATTGTATCAAATGGGTTAATGGCTTGACCTGAAAGAAGTGATCCAGTTGTTCCAGTGCCAACACCGGCAACTGTAGCACCACCGGCTAAAATTGCTGATAATATCTGCCCAGCTGGAGTTGTAGTATTACCTGCCGCAAATGCAGCTGCACCAAGAGCCTTTTGTATTACTCCAGCATAAAATCTACCATTTGATAATATACTATCACCTGATTGATAACCTTCCACATTCATAGCAGTACCTAAAATTGCAGCAATATCACCTTGAGCTGTTGATGCATCAATACCTGTCGAATCTCTTAATTGCAAAGGTAATGGAAGTACAAGAGTACCTCCATTTATTGTTTGTGTATATTTTTCTACATCAGTTATTACGTCAACATAATTGTATTTTTTAAATGTCATAAGCATAACGTATGGAAGATCTTCTGATACTGGAAACCTTATAATGTCAGTTTTACCTGAAGTAACACTATTTTCTCTAGCTTTAGCTATAACATAGTCTGGATTTTCTACAAAGTTGGGCATAGTATTCCTTTATAAATACATATAAGCTTTAACATATTTATATGGTTTTTCATGGCAGCGTATCAAGGCAAATTTAAACCGAAGAATCCTTCAAAATATAAGGGTGATCCTACAAATATTATTTATAGATCATCGTGGGAACTTAAGTTAATGGCATACTTGGATTCTCATCCGAATGTTCTTAAATGGGGTTCTGAAGAGATTGTGATACCATATGAAAGTCCAGTTGACGGAAGAATGCATAGATACTTTCCAGATTTTTTTGTAGAGCAAATAAATAGAGATGGTAAAAAAGAAAAGATACTGATTGAAGTGAAACCAAAAGCACAGACAATAGCACCGAACCCAAGTACAAAGTTAACACCCAAGGGAATGCTGAATAAAAAATATATCAATGAGGTTATGACTTACGGCGTGAATCAGGCAAAGTGGAAGGCCGCTGAAGAAGTTTGCAAAGATCGTGGCTGGATTTTTCGAATTATGACCGAAATAGAACTAGGAATCAAGTAATGGCAATACTATTCGATACTATATTATCAAAGGGTATTCGAGAAGGAAACATTCCTGCTCGTACTCAAGAAGCACGTGATTGGTATCGTAACACCGCTCAACAGCAAGGTAAGATCAATGAAACATCACTGCTTAAAAATAGTGATGCAACTCGTTTTACTAGTTCTCCTAGAATTGGTCAGATGTATATGTTTACCTATAACCCAAAACACAAGGATACATTACCATATTGGGATAGATTTCCTCTTGTATTTCCATTCAGAAAAGTTCCAGGCGGATTTCTTGGTATGAATATGCACTATCTTCCATTGCCTTATAGAGCTAAATTAATGGATGGCCTTTATTCTATTACAAACAATACACTGTACAATGATACAACAAAGTTAAAGTTGAATTATGATTTATTAAATGGTGCAGCACAATTCAGATATTTTAAACCAACAGTGAAGCATTATTTAAGCGATCATCTGACAAGTAAATTCTTATACATATTTCCTGCAGAGTGGGATATAGCACTTTTTCTTCCGACAGAAAGATTCCAAAATGCAGGCAAACAAAAAGTCTGGGCAGACTCAAGAAAGATCATAGGTCGTTAACATGGTATTTAAATTATCAGAATTCAAAAGTTCACTCAACAACTACGGTGTTGCTAAAACCAACTCATATGAAGTAATTATTACACCACCTCCTTTTGTACAAACATTTGCAAATATTAGTGTTGACGATATGAGGCAGTTATCACTTCGTTGTTCTTCTGTTCAGTTGCC